GCTGTTGATGCTACCATACAAGGTAATCGTTTGTTCGTTGATATGAATGAGAAGATGTATGCATCTCATTTACAGTCTGCTTCGGTGATTGGTATGTCACCATTAAAAGGAAACTGGGATATTCTCTATCAGAAGCTTAACGTTTTTAAGAATGGTTATGCTCTAGATGAGTCTCAGTATGATTCTTCGCTAAGAGAATTCCTAATGTGGGGTTGTGCTTCTTTTCGTTGGAGTTGTTTATGCGAGAGCGATAGAACACCCGAAAATTTGAACCGACTCAGGACTTATTATAGGAACTTAGTGCATACACTTATCCTGACGCCAGAGGGAATACTTCTAATGAAGAAAGGAGGAAACCCGTCAGGATCCGTAAATACAGTTACGGATAATACTCTAATCCTTTATTGGATTCTCGCATATGCATGGATACGTTTATCCCCGCTAGAAATGTGTTTCTTGGAGAAATTCGAGGAGCATACAGCGAAAGCATTGCTTGGAGATGACAATACTTGGACAGTATCAGACGTGGCCCACCCGTGGTTTAATGGTAGAACAGTTATAGAAGTTTGGAAAGAACTTGGAGTTACTACCACAACGGACAGTTTGGAGCCTCGCGCTGCGAGTGAGCTGGATTTTCTTTCGGCACATACGGTTTTTATGAATGGGAGAGCTGTTCCTTTGTATGATAGGAATAAGTTGATGCAATCACTTTTGTTTGCTCCCCAAGAACACATAACACCCGAAACAACGTTAACTAGAGTTTGTTGCTTGTTGCAAATTGGTTGGACAGATTTACCTTTTCGAAAATATTGTCGGGCTTTGATTGATTTTCTTTTGGGAAAATACGATCGGCTCTTGATGAATGATCAAAGGTGGATAGTTGCCAAGTGTAACATACAGACAGATGAGTTTTATTATCGTTTGTTTACAGGGGCTGTTCTTAAACCTCAAATGTATGGAAGATGGATAACCTTTTGTGGTGAATATCAGGATGCAGTAAAGATTAAAAAGCCTGATATTGAAGAATTTATGTCTTCAAACCAAAAAAAAAAAAAAAAAAAAAAAAAA